AAAGAACAGCAGTAGTATGATCACCAACAGATGCGCCATCATAGTCAAATGCTGCAGAGAAAATATCTACATCAGTTCCTGTGATACCCAAAAGCAATCCAGAGTCAGTAGTTGTACCCTCCATTGCGCTAATAACTTTGATACCCGCATGGAGGATCATAGTATTAGTTGGAACTGCAATTGCTTGAATAATATCAGCTGCTGCTAGAGCAGTGCCACCATTCTGCAGTATTGCATCTGCCATATCAATATCGTTTTGCAAAACAGTGATTGCACCACGAAGTTTTTTATTCCCTGTTCCACCATTATTGGAGGTGGAGTCAGAGTTTGTACTCATTGTAATAGTAGCCATATCTAAATACCTCCCTACGCTGCGTTATATTTAGCAGTTGCAATAGCTTCTGGGCGAAGTATCTTCCTGCCATATAGATGCATACCACGAACAATGTCAGCAAAGCTGTCAGGGTCTCGGTATGATTCAGTCTTATTGATTTGCTCAGCAGTTGCTACAGCAGAATCATGACCAGCAACAATCATGCCAAAGTTAGCATTTTGGTTAGCCGTACCTGATGTACCTGGGCCAGTACCTACCGCTGGTAGATTACTAGATGTGTACATACGGAAACCGTGGAAATTGTTGATGACAAGACCATTACGAAGTCCACCTGCTTCACCGAAATCGGCATTCATGAAACGTGAATCTTCATCACGCAAGATTTCCATAAATACTGGATCGACAACCAGCCAACGACCTTGTGTATCAACTTGCTGTTGATCAAGGAGGCGAGCCATACGAGCAACAACCATTGCTGGTGAAGCCGTAGCTGTTGGAAGTGACGTAGCACCAGGCATACGAGCTGTCAAGGGAATAGAATGCGCCCCTGCAGAAGTAGTTGTGATGTTACCAAAGTCACCCTTGTCTAGCTTCATGCTTGCAAGTAATTCGTCTGAACCAGCAGTTGTTACAGCAGCAGTACCATTTGTGGTAGTGTTGGCAGTATCAGCCTGTGCATGCAGAGCAGATTGCTTGAAACCTGAAAGGTAGCCAAGTACGTCTTGGTCATATTGATCTGATAAACGATAAGCAGCACGATCTGTTGCAAGCTGCATGAAATTCACATGTGAGTGAGCTTCTTCAATATCGTCCATCTTAAAAGCAAAATAGTTAGCTTTATCAATGGTTAAGGAGAAATCTTCATCGTCAAGGTCTTGCGCTGTGACTTGTGTGCCACGAGTGTAAGCCTGAACAGAAATCTCAGGTTCTTTGATAATTTGGACTGTATCACCTTGTGCGGCAATCTCCCCAAAATAATCGCTATTCGTTATGTCTCCTACTACAGTACTCTTGCGGAAAGCAAGTTGTACTTTTTTGGAATAAATTACGGGGCTAAAATTACCGTTTGGTAAATTACCATATCCCGATGCGGATGAAAAAGCCATGTTGAATCCTCCTGATATTTGGCTTTGTGGCAAAGCTAACACCTAAAAGAGGCTGTAGTTTTTCTAGGGTGCAAATGTTTATATATTCAATGATCAATCAAATATGACAAACAAATGGGCCTGTACTTTAACAGGTAGTTCTTATTAGTTTAGACTTTTGAAAATTAGGTAAGTATAAAAGGTAGTCTTTCGAGGCTTTTATACTTGTAACCCTAGTTATACTGTTGTTTTATTATTTGTCAACAGTTATCTGGCTTTACCAGACATATCATAAACAAATTTACCAGAGCGTATTGCTTTGTTAATTTCTTCTGATCTCTCTTCAAACTCTTGGGCGGTCATTTTAGCTACCTGTGACTCAAGAATTGAATTATTAGCATCTTCTACATCTACTTGTGTTTTACTACGTTTAGTAACAGTAGAAGCTGCTGCTTTTCTTTTTGTTTTCTTATCACTGCTTGTAAGACCATTATCAATCTTATACAAATCAATGACACGTACTACAGAGGCTGGATCATCTGAGTTTTCATACAGTGCATCTCGAATCCATTTAGGCTGTTCATCTGCCCAATTATGAAAATCATCTGCTTCCCGTAGTTCATCAAAGTCTGAGTGAGACTCTTTAATTTTATTCTCAGCTTTAACTCTTGTAACTTCTGTCTGTGCATCGTCCAGTTCTTGTAGACGTATATCTGCTTTAGCAAACATCTCTTGAGCTTTTTTAGCTGCAATAGTTTCTACAATACCTGCCACGTCTGGATGTTCTTTTGCCCACTCATTTATGTCTTCATCTGACTTAGGTGGTACAATGCCTTCTCTAGCAGACCTGTTTTGAAGAGCTTCTAGTTTTTCTTCCCACTCTTTTTCTTTCTTTTGTATGTGGCGTCTTAAATCACCATATCGTTTTTTAAATGATTTTTCTTCTCCAGATAACGCTTTTTCTTCATCTTCTGAATTGGCCTCTGTTTCTTCAGTGGTTTCTTCTTGCTGCTCTTCTGACTCTGTTTCTCCAGTTTGTTCAGCTTCAAGTCGTTTAATCTCCTCTTCTTCTTCTTCTAAGCGTTTGCGTTTAAGTTCGTAGTTATAACCTCTATCTACAAATCCTACTGTCTTCGTTGGTTTTACTTCTGCTAGTTCTGGCATTTTATTTCCTTATGTTGGGGTCAGCCGTAGCTGAGTAGCCTTATTTGCCTTTAGTCTTCTTCGTCTTCTTCTTCTTTTTAGAGGTCATTAAACCACCTTTATTAAATCCAGTTCCTCCTACGTAACCTTTACCTGCCATTTGACCACCTGCAATACTACCTGCTTGTGTAGCTTTTTCTTCTGTAGCCCCACTTGCTAATGCAGAACTTTTTGCTTGTTTTTTAGCTTGTGCTATTTGTTTAGAAGTTCCTCCTTTAATACCTTTAAAACTACGTTCCTTTCTATCTGCATCCCTTATAAATGTAGAATCGGGTGTACCTGCAGGTGTAGGTGTACTACCTAAGTTTGAATTATACTTTGTTTGTTCACGAGTAAATAAATCATCAAAATTTGGTTGTCCATTTTCATCTTTATTATATTGAAAACCATTCCTATTTAAAACAACTGTAGCTTCTTTTTGTCCACTCATTAAACCTAAATAACTACCAAGCTGTAAAAGTCCACCTCCTCTTTTAAGAAGACTGTCTATTTTTTCTTCAATACCCTTAGTAGGTAATCCTTGAGCTTTTGCTAAGATTGCTGCTACAGATAATTCAGATATTCCTTCGCCTATTTTAAACTTAGTACCAATACCAATAGCAACACCTAATCCAGGTGCGCCAAATGCAACAGCTCCTCCTGCAACAGTTTTTGCTGCACCTTCTATATTATCAAGGCCACTATAAATTTTATTGGCATACTCATTAGGTTTAGACCAGTCTACGTCTTTACCGTAGTCTTCATCTACAGCAGGACTACTACCACCTGGAGTACCACCACTGCCACCTCTACGACCACCACTTGATCCTTGTGCAACAGTTGGTTTTGTAGTTACGTAACCTTGAGCTATTAAGTTATCATACTCTATTTGATCTGCAGGTAAGTTAAGAGACCTAGTTATAAGACCATCAGGACTATAAAGAACAACTATAGTTTGTGTAACTTGAGTTGGAACCTGACTAGTTGGAGGTTTACTAAAAGAACCATCTACAACAGTAGGGCCAACAGAGCCAGGTGTAAAATTAAGACCTGATACATCAGTACCATTAAAAGCACCCATAGCCATAGGTTGTTTATACATAGTCTGTTGTTGTTGATAAGGGTCATTATTACGTTGTTGCATATTATTAGGTTCTTCTACAAAACCACCTACAGCCATCATCATAGACTGTATTTCATTCATCTCCCCTTGGTTAAGACCACCTGACATTTGTTGCTGTGGTTGAGTTGGAACAGTGTTGTAAGGAGTAGAAGGTTGCTGCATACCAGCTTTAGGTCCACCAACAGGAACGGGTTCACCACCTATTCTACCATTAGCTTCCATGCTTTGCAAGCCACTTTTTGCTTTATTTCGTATATCTTCAAAATGTTTTACTCCGTAGTACC